GTGCCGCGCGCGCCGGTCCAGATCTGGCGCGCCCTCGTCACCGTGCCGCCGGCGACCAATGTGGTGATTCCCATCCAGAGCCGGGACTGGTGGGCGAGTCAGTCGCAGTTCGCGCTGCAGGCGCCGATCCCGCAGGGGCTGTACTACGACCGGCAGTGGCCCGACGGCACGGTCTGGCTCTGGCCGATCCCCTCGCTGCCGTATCAGCTGTGGCTCGGGACCGATCTGGAGATCGGCCCCGTCGCCGACACGGACACGCTTGATCTGCCGCAGGGTTACGCGGAACTGCTGCGCCTGTGGACCGCGAAAAAAGCCGCGCCGGCCTTCGCGCGCGAGTTCTCGACGGCGTCGCAGGCCGCGCTGACGGAGTGCCTCGGCGACATCTTCGGCGCCAACATCGGGCGCGTGAATGACGCCGACACGCGCGACGGCGGCGTGCCGGGCGCGCGCGGCGGCGTCTACGACTACCGCACCGGGCTGGTGTCCTGATGGGGAGGTGGCCGGGCTTTATCGGGGGCTCCGACGTGGCGCCGACGCTCATCGGCAGCGGCGCGGAAACCGTCAACCTGTATGTCGAGCGGCTCCCCGAGGGCGGGGCGAACCAGGCGGCGCTCCTGCCGACGCCGGGGTTCCAGGCGTGGAGCCAGGTGCCGATCCTGGCGACCCCGGCGGTCGGGACGCGCGCGCTCCTCTCGGTCGGCGATGCCCGGCTGTTCGCCATCATCGGCCCCGGCCTCTATGAGTTCACGATCTACGGCGGCGTGCTGACGCGCGGCACGGTCTCGCTCGATGGGAACCCGGCGCAGATCGCCTATAACGGTGTGCTGGGCGGGCAGCTCGCGATCGCGAGCGGCGGGAACGTCTACGCCTACAACCTGGCGACCAACGTCTTGAGCGGCCCGTATCTGAGCGGCGGCTATACGCACGTCGCGTTTTGTGGCGGCTACGGCATCGCCTTCAACCGGCTGACGGGCAAGGGCAATGTCTCCGCGCTGCTCAATTTCACGGTCTGGGACGCGGGGAACTTCTTTCAGCGGTCGCAGTTTGCCGACCCGTGCCAATGCATGTTTGTCGACCAGAACAACCTGATCTGGCTGATCGGCACCGATAGCTTCGAGGTCCGGTACAACACCGGGCAAGGGACGCAGCCGTTTGCCCCCTTGCAGGGCCTGGTCGGCGCGCTCGGCATCGTGGGGCCGTTCGCGTATGCGATGGCGCAGGTCGGCAACGTCTGGCTCGCGCGCAATCAAAGCGGGCAGGGGCTGCTGGTGACGAGCCGCGGCGCGGCGCCCGAGGTGATTAGCTCGCGCGGGATGGCCTGGGCGGTTGGCGCGTATTCGCGCGACGGCGGCCTCGCCGACACGGAGATCCTGCACCAGACCACCGATCAGCATGCGTTCACGCATGTGACCTTCCCGCGCAGCGGGACCTGGAGCTATGACCATCTCGAGCAGTCCTGGGCGCGGCGCGGGCAATGGCAGCCCGCGTCGGGCACCTGGGGGATCTGGGGGCCGCGCGCGCATGTGATGGCCTTCGGCAAGCACCTGGTGGGCGATCGGACGACGGGCACGCTGTGGGAGATGGACGGCGCCTACAGCACCGAACTGGACGGGACGGGCATCCGGCGGCTGCGGCGGGCCCCCGCGCTCATCAGCGAAAAGAAGCGCGCGCCGATTGACCAACTCGAAGTGCTGCTGGACGTCGGGCTCGCGACGCTGGCCGGGCAGGGCGCGCCGCCCATCCTGATGCTGCGCGTCTCGGACGATGGCGGGCGCACCTGGTCGAACGAACTGCGCGCCTCGACGGGCGCGTTCGGCGCGTGGCGCACGCGCGTCTATTGGACGCGGCTGGGGCTCTTCAACGACGCCGTGGCCGAGGTGAGCTACAGCGACCCGCTGCCGCTGCGCCTGGTCGATGCGTATCTCAACAACCTGGAGGCGGCGTGAATGGGCCGGTCGCTGGCGCCGATTCCGCTCGGCTCGCCGATTGTCGAGCGCGACGGCACGATCACCGCGTTTTTCCGCCAGCGCTGGCAAGACGTCGGGGCCGGCTGGACCGAGACGCCGAGCGTGCAGCAGGCGCGGCGCGTGGCGCAGACGGCCGCGCTGGCGACGACCGCGGTGTGGACGACGACGGCGGCCGGCATGCACCGGGTCTCGTGGTATCTGCGCAAAACGCGCGCCGATGGCGTGAGCTCGTCGGCGACGGTCACGATCGGCTTCGTCGATCTCGACGGCGTGGCGCTGAGTTACCCGGGGCCGGCGCTGACGCTCGACAGCGTGGGCGCGTGGCAAGGCGTCATCGTGCCGATCCGCTGTGGGACGCCGACCGACATCACGGCGGCGGTCGCCTACGCGAGCGCGACGCCGGGCGCGATGCGCTACGACCTCGAGGTGCGGGTGGAGTATCTGCCATGACGGGGAGCGACTAGATGGCGACGAACACGGAGCCGTGGGGGCAAACCCCGCTGACGGCGGAGGGGCTCGCGAGTCTGGACCATCCCCTCAGCCTGACCGACTTCAATCAGGACGCGGGCGGCTACTGGCGCATCATTCGCGGCCAGAAGACGTACTACCCCCGCGAATGGTTCGACGACAGCGGGACGTTCACGGGGACCGGCACGCAAGCGGGCGACCCCGCCGGGCAGGACAAGGGCTTCTTCCATACGGGGATGCACTGGAACTGGGACACCGGCCAGTGGGAGAACCCGACGAATTGGGCGAATGTGATCGGGGTGTCGGCGGCCGGCGGCGTCGGCGGCGCGTTCGCGGCGCCGTTCATCGCGGGGGCCGCGGCGGGCGGGGGCGCGGCGGGCGGCGGGGCGGCGGGCGGCGGCGCGGTCGCCGGGGGCACGATCCTGAAAGACGTCGTCGCGCCGGGCATCCTCGCGGGCACCAGCCTGATCAACACGCGCGAGCAGGTCGCCGCGACCGAGAAGGGCGCTCAGGCGCAGGCCGATGCGGCCAAATACGCGGCCGATGTGCAGGCGAAGGCCGCCGCCGAGTCGCTCGCGTTCCAGCGCCAGCAGGCGGCGTATAACGCGCAGGTCGCCGAGAGCACGCGCGCCGCCAACTACGGGCAATGGGCGGCGAAACAGACGCAGCTCGGCAGCGTCGGGCAGGCGCTCGGCCTGCCGGCGCGCGCGATTCCCGCCTATGTGCCCTTGCCGCCCGACGCCAGCCTGTCGCCCGGGACCGCCGCGCCGGGCGCGGGCGATCCCGGGCGCGTCGGCGTCACGGACCCGGGCCAGGGCGGCAGCGCCACGGCGACGGCCCCGCCGGCGGGAGCCAACGCCGCGTGGTGGAACCCGCAGGACCCGAAGGGCTCGGTGGCGGCGCTGTTCGGCGGGGCGGCGCCGACCTCCCAGGCGATTCTCGACCGGCGGGCGCAGATCGAGGCGGCGGGTGGCCAAGTGTCGCCCGCGAACGCCGAGGGCGTGACGTCGAAGATCTACCTGCCCGGCGTCGGCTGGACGCGCATCCTCGACGGCGGCGTGGCCGGCGGGCCGGGCGGGGGCCAGGGCACCGGCTGGACGTTCGTGCCGCAGACCGCGCCCGGGGCCGGCGGCGGCGCGCCCGGGGCGACGGCCCCGCGCCTGGCGACCGGGAACACCGACGCGCTCGGGAGCGTGCAGTCGTACTTCGGCCCGGTGCTGGCCTTTCAGGATCCGGCGGCGCCGGCCAGCCGGCTCACGCTGCCGCGCTATCAACCGTATGGCGGCCCGGTCGGGTCGTATCTCTAAGCGAGGCCCGCGATGACAGCCGACGACATCAACCGCCTGTATCAGCAGTACCTGGGGCGCGACGCCTTGCCGGAGGAGGCGCAGGGCTGGCTGAGCGGCGCGTATGGCGCGACCGACGCGGCCGGCATCGAGGGCCAGATCGCGAGTAGCGGCGAGGCGCAAGCCCGTCGAAGCCAGGCGGGCGGCGGGCCGCCCGAAACCGTGCCGGGCGCGGGGCCGGGCTACACGGTGGGCGGCGCCGTCGGCGGCGGCGGCGTCAGCGGCGACCAGATCAACGGCTGGTATCAGCGCTATCTGGGGCGCGCGGCGAACCCGGACGAAATCACCAACTGGCAAAACGGCACCTATGGCGCGACCGACGCCGCCGGCATCGAGGGCCAGATTGCGAGCAGTGGCGAAGCGCAGGCGCACGGCGGCGGCGGGGGCGGGACCGGCGGCGGGAGCGGGACGGGCGGCGGCTACGCGGGAAGCGGCGCGGGCGGCGCGACCGGCGGCGGCGGCGCGCCGGGCGACGGCGGGAACTACTGGGGCGCCGGCACGACGAATAACCCCTTCGGGCCGTGGCAGGGGCGCTTCACGGCGCCGACGCCCGCGGCGCTCCCCGACGCGCCCGTGTTCCACGCCCCGAACTACACGCCGCCGCCGGCCTTCGACTACGACGCCAGCCACCCGGCGCCGACCTACACGCCGCCGCCCGCGTTCAGCTACGGCGATTTCCAGCCGCCGACGGCGGCCGAGGCGCTGAACGATCCCGGCTATCAGTTCCGCACGCAGCAAGGGCAGGACGCGCTGCAGAACGCGGCGGCGGCGA